GCTTAATCCGCTAGTGCCGAAGGGTGAGCAGATTACGGCTGATACATTGGTTCAGGCTGTAAACGCAGACGGTCAAAAGTTATATCTATCGGATATGACTGACCCTAACTCTGTAACAACACAAAACACGGGTATCCCTGCTATTGGTGGGACAGTTGCAGAACAAGCATTTGTTCCGCCTAAAGATAACAGCGTATTTGGCACGATTGGCGGTGATTTACTAGAGGCTGCTAAAGACCCTGCTTTCCACAAATTCCTAGCGGCTGCTGCTGCTATTACGGGTGGTGGGTTGGCTATTAACGCAGCAATAGGCGCACCTGGCGCTGTTGCTACGGCATATCCTGTAAACATGGCAGGTCTTCTTACCCCTACCGAATTAGGTGCTGTCGGTGCTGGCGCTACTGGCGGTACTGAAGCATTAGGCGTTGCTGGTGGCTTAACGGACGCACAAGCCGCAGCACTTATGGAAGCAGGGATATTACCTGCCGAGATGCAAGTCCCTGCGGCTATTGCTGGCTCTGGTTTAACAGATGCACAAGCCGCTTTATTGATGGAACAGAATATTTTGCCAGCGGGTATGCAATCTCCCGCAGGTTCGTGGTGGCAATCGTTAATCCCTGAAGGCGCTACAGGATCGCTTATTAAGGGTGGACTAACTCTTGGTGGCCTAGCTGCTGCACAAGCGTTAGCGCCAAAACCAAGCACAACGGGTACGGGTTCACAAAACCTAAGCGCAGAGCAATTACAAGCAATCGTAGCGGGTATGCCTAGCGCTATGGGTAACTACCTAAACATGGCTAACACGCCATACGCAGGTGGTGTCGGTGTGCCAGGTAGTGCAAACCAAAGCCTAGTTAACTTGTTCCCAGGCTTCTCGTTGCCTACCGCTGGCCCGTTCTACGGTGCGGGTAGGTTCGGTGATTACTACGCACCACAAGCAGCATCCACTACTCCAATATCTCCTACAGGGTTGGTATGAACAAAGCAGAACGTGCTGCAAACATATTAAGAGATGATTTCTTTGTAGAAGAGATAGAAAGGTTAAAGCAGTCCTATATGGATATGATCGCAAGGTCGCATCCTGAGGACATAGATGTACGAGAGGACGCATATAAGATGCACCACTCGATCACCAAGATTATTGACCACTTCCAAGCTATTGCCGATGATAAGTTGGTAGAAGAAAAGCGGTGGAAGATATTTTAGGAATATGTACCAAACGGTACAAAACTGCGCTAGACAGTATCTAGCAACTTAGGGTAATTAAGATGAGCGAAAACATGACTCCCCAAGAGGGAAATGGCTCGCTTTCGGTGGATCAAGCCGCCGGAGCGCTTTTAGGACTAATGGGTGGTGAGGACTCGCAAGAGCAACCAGATGCCGCACAGGAAGCTGAAGAGGTAACTCAGGAAGCACAATCGGATGACGAGCAATCGGACTCTGAAAATGACGTTGAAGAGCAGGAGCAGGTAGAAGAGAAGCCACGCTACAAGGTGAAAGCCTCAGGCGAAGAGATAGAGGTGACACTCGATGACCTAATCAAGGGCTATCAACGAGAGGCAGACTACACAAAGAAAACCCAAACACTCGCAGAACAGCGCAAGCAAGTAGAAGCAGAGCGCCAAGTAATCGAGCAAGCAAAGTCACAGAGAGATCAGTATCAAGAACGTCTTGGGATGATTGAGTCCGCACTAAGGACTTACGCACCACAAGAGAATCTAGAAGCTCTCAAGGAAACCGACCCGATTGGGTACGCAGTTAAGGTCGCAGAGCAAACTCAGCGAGAGAAGCAGCTACAAGCAGTTCAGATGGAACGAGCACGCATTGCCCAACAGCAACAAGCGGAGCAGAGCCAAAACTTGAACAGCCATCTAGCCGTGGAAGCGCAGAAGTTAGCAGAAGCGATACCTGAATATGCAGACGAGCAAAAGTCCGTACAGGTCAAAAAAGACATACGAGACTATGCTAGAAAGATTGGTTGGTCGGACGAAGAGTTAGCTAGTGTGTACGACTCTCGGGCTGTTCTAACTTTATACCGAGCGATGCAATACGAAAAGTTAATGGGCAACAAGGCAGGAGTAACCAAAAAGGTTAACGAAGCGCCTAAAATGCTTAAGCCTGGCGTATCCCGTCAAACGGATGTAAATTCGGAGCAGACTAAAAAAGCCCAAAACCAGCTCAAGCGAACCGGAAAAGTCCGAGACGCAGCGAGCGTATTTGAACGATTCATTTAAGGAATTATTATGCCTACATTTACCGCACACAGTGCTATTGGTCAGCGTGAAGACCTAACCGATGTTATCTATAACATCTCCCCAACAGAAACCCCATTGCTGAACACTTTGGCTCGTACCAAAGCTACAGCCGTGTACCACGAGTGGCAGACAGACAGCCTGTCCGCAGCTACTACTGCTAACGCAGCAGTTGAAGGTGCTGACGCTACGTCCGCAACACTCAGCCCAACAACCCGCCTCGGTAACTACACACAGATCGTTCAAAAGACGATTCAAGTGTCCGGTACTCTTGAGACTGTTAACAAAGCAGGTCGCAAGTCGGAAAAGGCTTACCAATTGGCTCGTGCATCAAGCGAGTTGAAGCGTGACATCGAAACGATCCTTTGTGCAAACCAAGGTCGTAGCGCAGGTTCGTCAAGCACAGCCCGTACAATGGGTTCGATGTTGTCGTGGTTGACCAGCAACGTAGACAAAGCCTCTAACGGTGCAAACCCAACAACTATCGGTGTGTCTACCCGTTCGGACGGTACTGCTCGCACGTTTACTGAGACTCTTCTCAAGAACGTGATTGCATCCGTTTACTCTTCGGGTGGTTCGCCAAAAGTATTGTTGGTTGGTACAGCAGGTAAGCAGAAAGTGTCGGGCTTTGCAGGTATTGCTGCACAGCGCTACATGGCTCCGGCTGACGCTCCTACCACAATTATTGGCGCGGCTGATGTTTATTTGAGCGACTTCGGCTCAATTTCTTGTGTACCTTCAAGGTTCATGCGTGCAAGCGATGCTTTCGTGCTCGATCCTGAGTACGCAGCAGTTGCCTACCTACGCCCATTCGCAACAAACGAATTGGCTAAGGCTGGCGATAGCGACAAGACTCAGATTCTTGCTGAGTTGACGCTTGAAATGCGTAACGAAGCAGCTCATGGCTTGGTCGCTGACCTGAACATGGCGCTGTAATCTCAACTTGAGATAGGGGTAGGGCTTCGGCTCTACCCCACCACTAGGATTATGAAAAAACTATTTAATGTTGACACCGAAGTAGGTAGACATACGGTAGCCCACGATGACGGAAATGGTGGACTAATCCTCGAAACCAAACAAGATATTTCAGAAATACTAGAAGCAAACAAGCGGGACTACAACAGCATCACTTCTGTAGACCGTTGGGGTGATTTAACACACATAGCTCGGATACCTTACACGGTCATTGATGATCTGAATAGAAAGGGTATTATGAGAGGGTTCGCAGTTGTTGACGAAAGCGCATTTGCTGCTTTTCTTAACAATCCTGATAACCGATTTTTGCGTGTTCGCCCAGGGAATATATGAAGATAGCTATATGCGTACCATGCCGTGATAGCGTTATGTCGGGCTTTGCCTTTGACCTAGCTAATATGGTTGGTTACACAGCAAGAAATACTGACCACAAGATAACTTTATTACAGATGCCTGGCACGCTAATCTTTACACAGCGTGAGATGTTGGCAGACGATGCTTTAGCAGACGGTGCGGAAGCGCTCCTGTGGATTGACTCAGATATGCGGTTTCCGGCAAATACGCTAGAAGTGATGTTAAGCCGGAAAGTACCTATCTTGGGAGTTAACGCTACAACACGCAGAGCACCAATCCTCCCGACAGCATTAAATCTGGAGATGGAGAAGGATTCTGCGGTACTACGCAAGGTAGAAAGTAGAGGCAAGCAAGGGATTGAGCAAGTTACAGCCGTAGGATTTGGCGTGACCTTGGTTAAGTCCCAAGTATTTAAGGAAATCCCCAAGCCTTGGTTCAACATCATCTGGAAGGATGACGGTGACATCATTGGGGAAGATGTGCACTTCTGCGTTAAGGCGCTAGATTACGGAATAGAAACTTATGTCGATCACGACCTAAGCCCGTTAATCAAGCATATCGGCACAAAAGAATACGGATGGGATGACGTAAAACATGGCAATAACAACCTACAGCGACCTGCAAACAACGGTCGCAAGCTATCTCGCAAGAAGTGATCTAACTGTACAGATACCGGACTTTATCCGGTTAGCAGAGATTCGCTTGCGTAGAGACCTGCGTATCCGTCAGATGATGAGCGCAGCTACTACTACGACAACAGGTGGCGATGCTACGGTAGCGCTTCCTAGCGACTTTTTAGAGGTTCGGGACTTGGTTGTGCAGACTAACCCCGTTAGACCTGTTAACTACATCTCTCCCTCTGTGTTCTCTCGTAACGCTCGGGTAACAGAATCAGGCGTCCCATTGGATTACACGATTCTAGCTACCGAGTTTAAGTTTGCACCCGTACCAGATACGAATTACACGATTGAGATTGTGTACTACGCAACACCTCCGTTCCTTACGGATTCAAACTCAAGTAACGTATTTCTAGCTAACTGTCCTGATCTATTGCTGTACGCAGCGCTAGGCGAGGCTGAACCGTATCTTATGAACGATGCCCGTATTCAAGTCTGGGCAGCCATGTACGATCGGGGATTAGCATCCCTCAATACATCGGATGAGTCCGCACAGTACAGCGGAGTTCCTCTAACAATGACATTAACATCGAGGTAAAAATGGCTGCTTTCTCAAATTACTTAGAAAACGCACTTATCAACGGTACGCTGCGTAATACATCCTATACAGCCCCTACGACTGTATATGTCGGCCTGTTTACCTCTGACCCTACGGACGCAGGTTCGGGCACAGAAGTATCTGGTAACGCATACGCACGACAGTCTGCTACATTTGCCTCGCCATCTGGCGGTGCAAGCTCAACAGACGCAGATATTCAATTCCCACAAGCTACGGGTGTATGGGGAACGGTAGGATGGTTTGGCGTTTTTGATGCCCTGACTACCGGAAACCTTATGTACCACGGTGCATTAACAGCAAGCAAGACGATTGAAACCGGAGACGTATTTAAGATTGCATCCGGCAACCTGACCGTAACACTCGCTTAACATGGCTGATATTTGCGGCCCATATACGCTAGAACAGCTAGACCTGTTCGGCGGTAATTTAGATACCCTAGCGTTTTCGCTTGATAGCTCTATATGGACTTCCGTAAACACTTGCATATTTGATGGTGCTGCTAGTGGCTCTGCCTCCGCAAGCGCTACAGCTACCGTAGTACGCATTAGATCGGGCGCAGCAAGCGTATCGGCTACCGCTACAGCATCTAGTACCGCTATAGCTATTTTTTCCGCAGAAGCCTCTATATCGGCTAATGCAAGCACATCTGCTGACGGTATACGGGTCAGGTTGTCGGACGCAAGCATATTATGTACGGCTTCTACTAGCGCATTAGGTAATGCTGATTACAGCGCAGACGCTAGTGTTATTGCTAATGCAACAGTTTACGCATTGCCATACGCAGATTGGCTGTCGGCTGCATCTATATTTGCAGCGGCTAGTGTTGCTTGCTTGGGCGAACGGTTAGGCGAGAATTGGACAGACGAGACATTCGGCGAGAATACTTGGACACCTGATGCCACTAACGATAATGTGTGGACACAGGAATCTCAGAGTTCTGATACATGGACAGATTTGCCCGTAAGCTCTAATACATGGGTTAACGAGGCGCAAGGGAATAACACATGGCAGAGAATCGGTTAACTTTTGGCGAGTGGATGCCAGATCAGCCAGGCTTGGCGGGTAATCTTACGGAAGCTAAAAACGTAGTGCCTATGTCTGTTGGATATGGCCCGTTTTCGTCCGAAGTCGCATTGTCTGACAGCGCATCCGAAAGCCTTATCGCAGTCTTTTCCGGTAAGTTTTCCAATACCACTACGCTATTTGCGGGTGGTGCTAACAAACTGTTTAAGTTCGATTCTACGGACTTGGATATGGACGATGTATCCCGTACCGCTACTGCATACACAGCTACAGACCTGTGGGACTTTACACAGTTTGGTAAGGTAATGATTGCTGCAAACGGTAAGGATAAGCTACAGGGTTGGACGCTAGGCACATCTACAAACTTTGCTGATCTAGCCGCTGCTGCGCCTACCGCATCGTATGTAACTGTTGTGCGTGACTTTGTGGTGGCCTCCCGTACCGCATCTAATCCTAACCGAGTGTATTGGTCGGATATTAACGATGAGACGGATTGGACTTCTGGCGCTACCTCTCAGTCGGACTTTCAAGACATTGCAGACGGTGGAGACATTCAGGGCATTACGGGTGGCGAGTTCGGGCTAATCTTGCTTGAGCGCTCAATTGTCCGTATGAGCTATGTTGGCTCGCCTTTGTTCTTTCAGTTTGACACAATCTCCCGCAGCTTGGGATGCTACGAGCCTCGCTCGATTGTGCAGTACGGCCCGATTACTTACTTCCTGTCGGATGACGGGTTCTATATGTGTGACGGTCAGACGGTTAAGCCTATCGGTACTGAGCGAGTGGATCGGTTCTTTTTTAAGGACGCTAACACTAGCTTGTTTGACCAAATGAGTGCGGCTATCGACCCGATTAACAACCTTGTTATCTGGGGATATACGGACACATTTAACCAGAAGTCTATGCTGATTTATAACTGGCAGACTAACCGCTGGTCGCACGCAGACATGACTACTACTTTTGTAGCAACAGCGGCATCCGCAAGTATCACGCTAGAAGGTTTGGACTCATACGGGACAATGGACTCGCTAACTACTAGCTTGGACTCCCGCTTATGGTCTGGCGGCAAGATTCTATTGTTTGGCGTGGATGCGGCAAAAATCTACACCTTTACCGGACAGCCTAAGACAGCGGATGTGCAGACGGGAGATTTTCAATCAGGCGCACAGTCTATTGTTAAACTCGCTCGACCACAGGTAGACAACGGATCGGCTAACGTAGCGGTGTTTTCACGCAACAGATTGGATACGGAAGTGATATTTGGGGCTACGACCCCTGCTAGTAGTGAAAATAGAGTCTCTTTACGCTCTGTCGGACGCTATCATAGGCTTAAAATAGTACCTACTGGCGATCAATGGAAGCATTTAGTGGCAATTGATGTAGACGCTACTCCGGTAGGTGCAAGATGATGTTTCGCAGATTACCTCCACAGGGCGGTGACGCTCGTGCTGTTGCAGAAGTTGTCAACAACATGATGGACGGTAAAACAAACAATACGGGTTCAGTTACGCTTGCTACGGGAGATGCCACAAGCACTACCATCTACAACGAGCGTATAAGCCCTGACAGCGTTATTATTGTTATCCCCACATCTGATGCTGCGGAAACGGATGCAACGCCTTACGGGTCGTTTCAAGACCTTACAGACCAAAACGCTGCGGCAGCTAACACAGAGTACCAAGTAACCTACAACACTACAGACTTTGCTAACGGTATAAGCGTAGTAAGTAGTTCTAGGTTAACCGTTAAGAATTACGGTATTTATAACTTTCAAACAAGTATTCAATTTACGAATACAGACTCGCAAGCTCATGCCGTATCGGTATGGTTTAAGAAAAACGGTTCGGCAATAGTTAACAGCAATACAGAATTAACGATCCCGTCTAAGCATGGTTCGACAGACGGACGCTCGGTGTTTGCGGTTAACTTTTACTTTGAGCTACAGGCTAACGATTATATCGAGATGGCTTGGTCTACAGAAAGCACCACGGTTAGTCTGCAATACATAGCTGCACAAACAACGCCTACAAGACCCGCTACTCCGTCTGTCATTGCTACTATGCAGTATGTTGCTCCGCTATCGTACTCAAATGTGTACATTTCCGCACAGACGTATGGAAGCGCTACCCTTTCACATTTTGCAAACTCAACAGCTAACAAAACTTACGGGTATGTAATAGTCGGATGAGATACGAATATGTCACGCTCGCCACGATCAAGCAGAATTGGGATTTTATTAAGTTTGGACTCAACAAAATCTTGCGGAAGTCCCCAGAGGATTGGATGCCTGAGGATGTATATGCCAAAGCGATGTATCAGCAAGCGCATATATGGCTGGTTAAATCGGAAAATGGCAACGCTGACGGGTTTTTTATCCTTGAACCAAGTGGAGATACTTGCCATGTTTGGTGCGCTTGGGCTGTTGAAAGTGATTTATTGGTAGACGGTGTTGAGCAGATAGAAAAGATTGCAAGAGAAACGGGAGCGAGTCGTATTACTTTTGATACGAACCGAGCCGGATGGACAAAGGTCGCAACTAAATTAGGATTTATACCCCGTACATGGGTTAAGGAGTTGAAATGAGTGGTTCAAGCACACCTACACAGCAGGTAGTCACGCAGCAGATTGACCCAGCAATGCAACCTTATATTGCTTATGGGTTATCAGAAGCGCAAAAGCTATATCAAAACCCTAGCGTGCCTGGTTATTACCCAGGTCAGGGCTATGTATCGCCTACCGAGTCTACACAACAGGCTCTACAGTTTGGCGCTAATCGTGCCGTACAAGGAAACCCATTATTACCTCAGTCGCAACAGACTGTCGGGGCAATGCAAAACACATTTAACCCTGCTATCCAACAGATGCAAGCTACGGCGGGTGGAGAATACCTAACTGGTAATCCATTCTTTAGTGGTGCGTTTGACGCTGCTGCTCGTGCTGCGGGTACGACATTCCAAGACCAAATGCAACAAGTGGCATCCAATACAAGCCGAGCAGGACGCTACGGCTCAGGCGCTATGGGTCAGCTACAGGATCGTGCGGCAGGTACATTTGCTAGTGCATTGACAGATACGGCAGGTAAACTAGCCTATCAGAATTACGATGCCGAACGAGCACGCCAAGAGGCTGCACAAGGCAACATTGGTAACTTATATGGTGCTGACTATCAGCGTCAGTTAGCGGCTGCTCAGCTTGGCCCACAAATGGCTCAGGCAGACTATCAGGACATTAACCAACTGTATCAGGTCGGACAAGCTCAAGAAAGCTATCAGCAAGCGGCTCTCGCAGACGCTATGCAACGCTACAACTTCCAACAGAACCTACCCGCAGCCAAACTACAAAGTTTCCTGTCGGCTGCTTACGGTGCTCCTATGGGTCAGCAAACGACTCAGCCTATTTATCGTAACCAAGGCGCTAACGTGCTCGGTGGTGCTTCCTTAGGTGCGGCATTGGGCGGTGGGACACTAGGCGCAGGTATCGGCGCAGGTGCGGGATTACTTGGACTCTTGGGGTAAATTATGTCGGGAATGTTTAACCCAGAAGGTACGCTAGATACATCTAAACTTGAGAATATGACTCAGGAAGATGTAATGAAAATGATTGCAGCGCAGCGAGCACAACAGACGCAGGGCGGGATCATGCAACAGGCTATGCAAATGCAAAACCAAAAGATGCAAGGTCAAGCTCCTGCGCCACAGATTCGGCGTGGGCAAGCTCCTAATATCCTGAATCCTTTTGACGAAATAATGAAGTTGCAACAAATGCAACAAATGAAACGTCCACAATCTTTAATTTGAGGTAAACATGGCAGACTTTATTAGCGGATTGCTCGGCATGGGGGACGATCAAGACCCTATGGCTCGTGCAAGACAGGCCGGATTACTAGGGTTTGGCGCAACAGCGTTACAAGCTGGCGCTCCATCACTTACACCTACATCATTAGGTAGCATCTTGGGTCAAAGCGTGATGGCGGGTCAGCAAGCATCACAACAGACGCTACAACAGGCTCGCCAACAGGCTATCCAGCAGGAAATGATGGGTACTATGGGTGGTGGTCAAGGTGGAGACGTTGCCGCAGAAGTTGCTAAATTGCAAAAGATGGCATTGCTTGATCCTAAAAACGCAACAACATATTTAAAGTTGGCAGAGCAGAAACAAGGTAAAACTGCTGCGTTTACGGGCGAGGCAGCTAATCAAGCACTTAATTTGTTTGGTACGGCAGATGTGTCTAAGTTGACACCAAGTCAAAGAGCGGAAGCCATTGCCGCAGCAGATAGAAGCAGAGCAAATGCAGCGCCACGCATGACTGTTAACACTTCTGATCCTACGGCTGTTGGTCGTGAGATGCGAGCGATTCTTAATGACTTTGACCAAAAGACAGAAAAGCCTAGAGAAGTTATTTCCCAATATCAACGGATGCTTAATGCTGTTGAGAACCCATCGGCGGCAGGTGATATTGCATTGGTGTTTAGCTTTTACAAGACTATTGACCCAATTTCTGCGGTTAGAGAGGGTGAATATGACAAGGTTCTTGCCTCATCTTCTGTTCCTGACAGAATTAAAAATTACATTAGAAAAGTACAAACTGGAGAAGTGTTAGCTCCAAGTATGCGTGAAGATTTGCTTAATACAGCAAGACAAAACGTAAACGCTGTTGTCCCACAATTGCAAAACTTAACAAGTAATTATCGTTCGTTTGTTAAGTCTATTGGCGGCGATCCGGACAAAGTAATTCGAGACCCATTATCAGGTTTTGATTTGGGTAATAGGGCAGCACCTCCAGCACCTCCTGCCGCCCCACCATCCGGTGCGCCAAGAACAAACCCACCTAGACGTTGGAATCCACAAACGGGAGCGTTTGAATAATGGAAGACGATATCATTATTGATGTGCCTGGGTATGGTGAGGTAGCTTTCCCCAAAGGTACTTCGGATGCTGAAATGATTAAGGCTTTAAAAAGCCTTACAGCCAAGCCTCCTGAAACACCACAGGCTGCACCACAAGCCGCTCCTGCACTACAAGCACCACAAGCCGCACCTGTAGCACGCACGCCTGTAGCAATAGCACCAAAGCCTGTAGCGGAAGCTCCGCAAGTAGTGCAGACAACTCCTCCGCCCACTTTGTTTGCTCCACGAAAGAGCGCAGAGCAGGTTAGGCAGGATAAATTAGGATATATAGAATCTCCTGAAATGGGTGCAAGTCCATCTGCTGCCTTGGTTGCTGGTACGCAGACACAAAAAACACAGGCTATTACTGAGTTTGCAAAAGCTCGTGGTATCCCTGAAAGCCGCTATCGTGTTGTAAACGGTAATATTGTTTACCAAGCGGATGATGGCAAGTATTACGCAGAAGTACCAGGCTTGTTTAAAAAGCCTATGACCTCGTTAATGTATAACGCACCAGATGTAGCAGAAGCAATCCCTAGCGTTATCGCAGGTTTGTCTACCGTTCCTATGCTTATGACAGGATTGCCTGGCGCATTAGGTAGCGCAGCAATTACTGGAGGCGTATCGTCTTTAGCTAACGCTGCTCGACAAGGTGTTGCAGGATTGTTAGCGGGTGAAGAGCGTCCATTAGATATTCCACAGGTTGCTACTAGTGGATTGTTGGATGCTGCTACGCAAATGATTCCGGCAGGTCGGTTAGCTATGTATAACCGTAGAGTAGCTACGGACATTAACAAACTTGATCCTCAAGCAACACAAGAATTAGCTAGGTTGGCACAAGAGCGAGGGATTACACTTACCCCTGCTGAAATGACAAACCTTAGCTCGCTAAAAGCACAGCAAAAAGTATTGGGAAATATTCCCGAAAGTGGCGATACATTAGCTAAGTTTTACGAGAAGCGTTACACGCAACAGATTCAACCTGCGGTAGATGATTTCTTGTCAACCATTAGTAAGGTAGACGATCCTATGACTGCGGGATTCCGTGGTCAGAAAGCACTACAGGATCAGCTTGCTAACCTTAAGTCAGTTCGTGAACAAGAGACAGCACCTTTGTATGAGTCTGCTTTTGCCTCGTCCGCTCCTGTTGATATTAAGCCTGTTGTTGCACAACTAGATAATATGCTTAACATTGCTAAGGGTGACGAGAAGCGTGCGCTTGAGCGTATTAAATCTAACCTATATCGGGAAAAGACAACGCTTGATGCTAACGGTAATGAGGTAGTTAGCAAGGTTCTAGAGGATCGTTTACCTGCCCTACAACGTGTCAAGTTTGATATTGATGCAATGCTAAAGGGTGATGCTGCCGGATCAATGGATCAGGTTGTATTGCGTGATCTTGGCAAAATTAAAGACGATCTATTGGCACGCATGGGTAAAGACAATCCTGCTTATCTAGATGCTAACGCAGCATTTGAGATTGCTTCAGCGCCTATTAACAAGTTTATGGAGAGACGCACAGGAACATCTCTAATAAACATTAGCCAAGACAACCTAAACCAATTTGCTACAAAAGTGTTTGAGGGTTCGCCTCAGACAGTACGTTACGTTAAAAAGCAGATACAAGAGTCTAATCCTAAAGCGTGGGATGAGGTAACTCGTGCTTACTTGCAACAGACTTGGGAAAAGGCTATGTCGGTAACCCCAGGAGCTAAGGAGTTGCCAATAGACGCAGGTGCGGCATGGCGCAATATGTTGCTAGGCAATACAAAGACTCAACGAGTATTGCAAGAAGCATTGCCACCGGATCAGTTTGTAGCTCTTAAAGACCTAACTACAGTCCTAGAGGCGGCAGGAAAGGTTAAGAAGATTGGATCGGATACGGCTTACAATCAAAAGATTATTGCTAATCTGGAAGATAAAGCCCCTGGCGTATTTGCTGAAATTGGCAGACTTGCTGGTGGAGCAATTAGTCCGCAACGGTGGGGTCAATTTATCAGCGATTGGGCTAGTGAAAGAGCATTTGCTAAGAACGCAGATACTCTTGCAAACATAATTACCGATCCTATGGGCATACTCAAATTACGGGAGTTGCGTAAAATGTCACCCACTAGCGTAGAATTTTGGTCGGGGATGTCGCAATTAGCCGTAGATTACTCTAAGTCTGAAATACAAGACTTTTTTGGTAATTACGGAACAGTTCAACAGTAATAAGGACAAAACATGGCACGCACAAAGATTTCAGAATTTAGCGCAACACCAAGCGACAATACCGATATTGATGGTATCGACATTGCAGAGGGTTGTGCTCCTAGTGGTATTAACAATGCTATCCGTGAGCTTATGGCTCAACTTAAGGATATGCAGACAGGCGCATCGGGCGATACCTTTACGCTTACTACCGTTAACTCTACAACCGTAGATACTACTAACCTAGAGGCTACAAACCTCAAGGCTAAGGACGGTACATCTGCGGGTTCTATTGCTAACTCTACGGGTGTGGTAACACTAGCGTCTAGCGTGCTGACAACGACAGATATTAACGGCGGTACTGTAGACGGTACTACTATCGGCGCTACAACCCCATCTACTGTAGTAGCTACGCAAGTAGACATTACAGCCCAAGGTGATCTACGCCTACAGGACACAACAGGAGGGCAGTATGTAGCCCTACAAGCCCCTGGCACGATTGCTACTAGCTACACCCTTACCTTACCCGTAGATGACGGTACAAGCGGTCAAGCGTTGATTACAGACGGATCGGGCGTGTTGTCTTGGTCTACTGCTGCATCGGGTGATGTGTACGGTCCTGCATCGGCTACGGATAACGCTGTAGCTCGCTACGATGGCACAACAGGCAAGATTATTCAGAACTCAGCGGTTACGATTGCTGACGATGGCGCTACGGTTATTGATGTTAACTCTACATCTGCGGGTTTACGCATCACGCAAGTAGGCGCAGGTAACGCTCTGTTGGTTGAGGATAGTGCTAATCCTGATGCTAGTCCTACGGTTATTGCGGCTGATGGCGTAGTTAGAATTGGAAGTTTGACCAACAACAATACCGTATACGGAACGTCTCAATTTGCTCCCGGCTTTCAGCTATACAACACGGCTGGCACAGGAGGTTTTTACAGGTATGCCGCAGATGCAGACGGATCGGCTCTTATTTTTGCAAAAAGCCGCAATGCAACGGTTGGCTCGCAAACGGTCGTTAATCCTTCCGACACATTAGGTTATTTAGGTTTTGCTGGTTCAGACGGAACTAATTTTACAACTGGCGCAACTATTACCGCATCCGTAGACGGCACACCCGGCACTAACGATATGCCCGGTCGCTTGGTGTTCTCTACCACGGCTGATGGTGCGTCTAGCCCGAC